CTGACGATAACGCCTGGATGATGAAGGTGGCGGGATTTGGTCTTGTAGAAGGATGGGGATTATTCTGGGCAGGCAATGGGACTGGCGGCGGTGATGTACCTGCATACGGTACAGTACAATCTGTGGGAGACATTTGGGGCAATGCAGCAAATCAGAATGAATTTTGTTTTGTGGGTGCAGGAGTTGCATCATGGGTGCACCAGGGCGTCGCTGGGCATGTTTACCAGAAAGGAGATTTGTGGCTAGGAAGTTCAGGCAATGCTCCTACTATCTATAGAGGGGGGCAAGAATTTCTCGCAATACAAGACGCTGCCCCAACAGGCGTAGATGGTAATCTTTGGTGGGAGTCAGATACAGGTAAGTTAAAGATTTACTACAATGATGGAAACACATCACAGTGGGTAGATGCAGTTCCTATTCCCGATACGTCTACATTGTATAGCAAAGCGGGTGGTACAATTACTGGCGCAGTAAATATTAATAGTTCACTCACAACTACAGGTAACGCATTTATTGGGGGCGATGTATACGCAAACTATTCTGATAGTAGACTGAAAAATTTTACTGGAACTATAGAAAATTCATTAGATAAAGTCAAATCTTTGAGTGGATATCTATTTACCGAAAATGAAGTTGCAAAACAACACGGTTTTGATAACGACGATCAACAAGTTGGTGTTAGTGCTCAAGAAGTTCAAGCAGTTCTTCCTGAGGCGGTCGCTCTTGCCCCATTCGATAGGGATGCAGAAACCGGAGTAAGTAAATCAGGTGAAGATTATTTGACAGTTCAATATGAAAAACTTGTTCCCCTTCTGATCGAAGCTATCAAAGAACAGTCTGCTACTATTGAGGCATTGACGAAACGTTTAGAAAAACTGGAAGGATAAAATGGCTATAGATTTTCCAGCGTCTCCAACTACAGGCGACGAATTTCTTTCTGAAGAGGGGCATCTTTACAAATATAATGGTGATTCTTGGGGAACGAATTTTAGTATTTCTGATTTGTTTCAATACAGGACAATATATTCTCGTGGATATACTTCAGGTGGATATAAAAGTAGTAGCCCTTGGAGCAATGTCAACAAAACGATTCATGCAACAGACATTACAAACAATCTCGGCGATATACTAACTGCAGCAGCAAGTTATAAAACGGGTGGATTTAGTGATTATAATCATTATGTTTATGGAGTGTCCAACACACACAATGGAACTTCCGCAACAGTCAACGCTATAGATATGGCGACGGATGTGAACAGAGGAACAAATACTAACTGGAATCTGAAATTTTCAAGAACTGATGCGGAAGCATTAATGAATCCGAGTTTGACTTTATCATATATTTGCGGTGGAACTTCTGGAAATGTGGATAAGCACAATCTAACTACAGAAGTGATGTATTCGGCTGGATCAATTAATAGTATAGTTGATGGGGGAACCAATAGTGGATTTGGGGCTTTCTTCGGAGAATTTTATGGTTGGTTAAGCAAAGGGGTTGCTGCCGGGAGTAACATTCGCCTAACTTGGTCTACAGAAACTTGGACATCAGATCTAATCTCTTGGGCGACAGACGGTCAGCCGAAGGGACTTTCTTCTAAGCATGGATATGGTTACGGATCCACAGGGACTTATAGTGGAAGTAGTACTATGAATAAATTTAGTGATGTTACAGGCGGATCTGCAGTATCTTCTTATACAAGACCTTCAGGAAATCATGGCGAAGAAAATATGCAAGTTGGTCAAAATTGGGGATATATGATAGGGGGTTACGACGGCGGCGCTCTAGGTCAGCATAACGTAACAGAAAAATATTATTATACTTCAGACACCGCAACCACAATGGGTACGGATACACAACCAAAAGGTCATGATGGCATGAGTTCAGGTTGCTGTGGAACAGCATCAGATTTACTTTTAGGTACATAAAATGGCTATCGATTACACAGACACTAACAACAGCAATAACGTTATTTTTTGGGACGGATCTCCTAGCAGTTCCAAATATATATCACGCATATCCTCAGTAACTCTTGATACTACGCAAGCAACTGCATGGTTAGGATATTTTGATGCAACAACTACAACAAACGAAAGTTTCACCGTTTCGTTTGATTATCAAACACTCAGTGGATCAGAAAATATTTCATTTGATAATGATGGTATTATGGATAATAGCTATAATACTTCTATTACCGCAACAACAACAAGACAAAATTATACAGGATCCGTTACACATACAGCGGTGGGAAACATTAGATTTTATTTTAAGTACACAAACTCACCAACAAATACGGTTGTCATATCCAATTTCAAATTTTATCCAACGACATCTAACGGAAAAGATATTACAGATTCTTGGGAAAATTATTTATCCGCTACAAGTCAAGTCAATATCCAATGGGATAAGTACGAGTCTGGCCCCCTTATTTTTAAGAGAGTGTATACTCATGGATTTCTTGGTGCTGGATATAAAAGTGGTACCCCTTGGTCAACCGTAGAAAAAACAGATCACTCCACAGAAACAACAACCGTCGTAGGAGATATTTTAGATCGTAGCGGCGCATACGTCGATGGTGGATGGGGTGATTATTATGCATACATTTATAATATGAAAAATGCACTCAATACTAGCGGATCAACTACTAACTATACGTCTTCATTTAGTATGTCAACGCAAACAGGAAGAACACATCAATCGGCTTGGGACACTACAGCTCGACAAGAGGGGAGTGTCTTGTTGATGCCTGAACTAAATATGGCATATATAACAGGTGGGACTATTGCATCAACAGATAAACATAATTATGTTACGGAAACAATGTCTCTTGCGGTTTCTGGATTGAATCACACCGGATCAAATGCTGTGAATCAATCTACCGCAATGTACGGAGAAACGTGTGGATTTCTAATTGCCAATTCTACAACTGCACAGTTTACATTTGCGACAGAAACTTGGGGTGCGCAAAATGCCGCAATGTCTAGTTCTTCAGACGGTCATTCTAAGATACTAAATAGTAAACACGGATATGGTTGGGGCAAAAACGGAGGCAATACTTCATCCGCAAATTTGACTAAGTGGAGTAATGTTACCGGAACATCTTATGGAATTGTTGCAACAACTCCGACCAGTTCTGGAGAAGAAAATAATCAAGTTGGGCAAATAAATGGATACTGTCTCGGACTTTACGATGGGACACAAAATAATACTTCATATAGAATGAGCTATTTGACAGACACCGTTACGACATTAGGAACTGGAGCGCAACCTAGCGGTCATGATGGAAATAGTTCAGGGGCTTGTGCTTCAGCAAGTGCACAATTTGTAGGAGGACCTTAATAATGAAATATTGTATAGCAACATTCAAAAAAGAAATACCAAATGTTACGGGAGTTACTTTGAGAACTTCTTTAGCATTTTATCAAGTTTTCCAAGTAGAAGATTCTGCATGGCCAGCATTCCCTGAAAACTATAATGTTCCTTGGGAAGAAATTACAGAACTTGAAGCTACAGAAGCGGTTAAGTTTTACGGAGAAGTCCGAGGATATCGATCAGCATATTCTGACGAAGAAGGTCTTGAGCCAGACGCAGATTATTTAGCAAAAGGTCAGCGCAAGACTAGAGTATATATTACCGATGAAATTGAAACTGCGGTTATTTCTTTGATGAAAAAAGTATCAAAGAAAGTTGTTATTGATGAGTTTGACAGACGATCTGCGGAAGAAGGATCAGACAGATCGGGTGAGGACGAAGCATTAGCGCAATTTGATGCATGTACTACAATCAAAGAACTGAATCAAGTAAGAGAAGATTTGCTAGGAGTTCAGATGCCTAAAGCGCAACTGATGGAGTTGGGGCTTTGGGACGAAGAAACTAATTCACGAATAGGTCAAACAGATTACTCATTTGGATTTTAAATATGGATAATGATGATATTTTTAGCATGATAGAATCTCATGGCTCTTGGGGCATGTCAGATTTTCAATCAAGATACTTTGTGGTCAATTCACAAGTAACCAATTACAGAAGAGTTCGTCAAGCAATTTTAGAAATTGAAACTAGAATTGCTGCGAAAAAACAAATTGAAAGAAATGTAAAAAAAACTGAAATCGAAAAAAAGATTTGTGAAAGAAATTTATTAACCGAAGAAGATGACTTACAAAAAGAATTGATCGAAGTTGATATTGATCAATTGAATTATGATCTTTCGGTGTATGAAAAAAAGTATCGTGTTGTGTTGGATGAATTAAATACTTTTGCAGAAATTATCAAAGACATAGTTCCTGATTTAGAAACAATGGAAAAGTATAAAGCCAATAATGAAATCGAAGAACGAAATTATTGGATTGCTAGACTAGGCAAACAAGCCGCTATGGATCTATTAACAATAGGTCGAGTAGGGCAAGGGAACATGGATTCTATTGCAATGATGCCTATTGACGACCAAAAAGCCACAATCAAAGCTGCAATCAAATATAATAAAACTTTGAGTGAAGGTATTGAATATCTAGAACAAGAATCAATAAAAGAATTATCTCTAAACAAAGTTGGAATAAATTATATTGATGAAATTATAAGTGATCAATTGAAGATAGAGAAGAATTCTGGTGAAGATATTTAGTGTACCGATAAATCCAAAGTTAACTGAAGAACAATATTACACATTTATAAATTTTTGTCAAGAGTATAAAGATTACATATACGACATTTATTTTACGTGTCGTATACCGCCATTCGTTCAAGATGCGATGGGAGATGTGTTTGCTACATCAGAAGATGTAGAATTTATTGTCAAGTCTGCACTGAATATTCAATCCGTTACAGGCATACCAATATCTGCGACGTTCAATAATACTTTAGTTAGACCTTCTCAGCAAAACTTAGACTTATGGATTGAAAACTTTCGATCTCTTTATCGTGCGGGCGTAAGATCCTGCACGATTCCTCACACTCATTGGCTAAGAACTAATCAAATCAAAACAGAATTTCCAGATCTTTTTGTCAAAAATACTATTTTAAGAAATGTTAGAGAGCCTAGAGAAGTGGCTCAACTTGCAGAAGCGGGATTTGATTATGTTAATTTAGATCGTGTGTTAATGAGAGACCATGATAGATTGAGACAAATAAAAAGAGTCAAAGAAAAATATGGAATAAAAATATCTTTACTTGCAAATGAAGGATGTCTCGGAGGGTGCCCTGTTATGGATGAGCATTTTCAATTCAACAACACGAGAATGGCAGGACCACAATACTTTACAGATTCGATTAGTCGAGTTTCTTGTCAGGCTTGGGATGTTACCGATTCTGCGATACCGCTGAAAACGGGGAATTTTCCACCTTGGAGAGATGATTGGTTGGAGCTTTTAGATCTCGGAATAGACACATTCAAAATGCATGGTCGTGAGGATGTAGGTAGACTTTTTGAAACAATGCAGTTGATTAAAAATTTCGCAGAAAAGAAAGAGATATTATTTGACACGTTTGACAGTTACATCGAACAAACCAATTTAGAAAATAAACCTATAATTGGTTGGAGAGAAAAGATCAAAACTTGTAAGTTTGATTGTTGGGACTGTAATTATTGTGATAAAGTTTGGGAGGCAAAAGGGAATACTGTAAACGACAAGATAGCATTTGTCGCTAATGCTATTGTGGATAGCGTAAATCGACCTATTGAATGTGATGTTGAAGGAATTACGAGCGATCGCACTAAACAATTGTTGAATTTATTGGGAACAAAAGCAACCTCTTATTTGGAAGTTGGTGTGTTGAACGGAGCAACATTTTGCTCGACGATATTAAACAATTCTATAAATGCATATGCAGTTGATAGTTGGGAAACTCAAACACAAGCTGCTAATGGCAGCACAAACATAGTAGCATCAAAACAAACATTCATTGATAATTGCAAACAATATAAGGGGAACAATAAAGTCAAGTTGTTCGATACAAATTTTCTTTTAGTCAATAAAGATGAGATAGATTATATTGATTTGTTTTTCTATGATGCCGACCATTCTTATGAAATGACATATGAATCCGTTAAATATTTTTCTGACAAATTTGTGGATTACAGTGTGTTGATATTCGACGATGCCAACTTTGAAGGCGTAGTGTACGGTGCGCAAAAAGGAATAGAAGATGCGGGGTTACAAATTGTTTTCGAAAAAATTATAATGAATGAATTAGAAGATCCGACACAATGGTGGAATGGACTTTACGTAACTGTAGTCAAACATGCTTGAAATTATTTTCAACAATCAATGGTACGTCATTTATCTCGCTGCGGTTATGGTATTATCCAATGCAGCAAAACAGTACGGGCTACTGATCCCCACATTTAATTGGATTATATCTAACGTAAAATCTAAACGTGCACTTGTTGCAATTATTAGTTGCATAGGAGGTATACTTCCTATACCGGGAAGAGTTACTGTTAGTGCGGGAATATTGAACACTATTGCACCGAAGGATGATAGGAAACAAGTCTATGGAACGATAGATTATCTAAGCACCCATCATTATTATTTTTGGTCGCCATTAGAAAAGACGGTAATTCTTCCTATGGCAATACTATCACTGTCTTATATTGAGTTTATGAGTTACGTGTGGCCTCTTCTCGCTACAGCGCTGATTTTTATTTTATATTATATATTTTTTGTTCTAGATGAGAATGATATTGTTGTCGAGATGCCTAAAGAAAAGCATGAAAAAATCGCTTCTTGGTTGGATTTCAAATTATTAGCAATTTTATTTTGTGTTATAGTGGTAGGAAATTATTTGCAGACGCTATATCCTATACTGGAAGATAGTATAAATAGTACAGCGATATTTGCTGCGACTACGTTTAGTTTTGTTATAGCATTTATTTTGGGAAGTTCCGGTAAGTTTGCTGGGGTGGTTTCACTCTTATGTAGTGTGTTCGGTGTTAAATATTTACCATTGTTTTTTGCAGTAGAATATGCAGGATATATGCTGAGCCCATTTCATAAGTGTTTCGTTATAAGTAGAGGAGTTTTCAATACTATGATTACACAATTTTATAAAGTTATTGGTTTGTTTTGTGGTTTGATTTTTATTGCAGGCGTGTTGACAACTGAAGCAAAAGCGGATGTTATAGAAGAAGTTATTGTTGAGGGGAAAGAGTATCCTCAATTTGGTATTGTGGGGGAATATAATCAGCCCGCTTGGACGTTGACTAGAAAGTTTCCTAGCACTCGTGTATATGTAATGACTCCTCCAGGCGAAGCGCTATACGAAAAATGGTTTGACATTCGTGACAGGGAAGATGGACCTCCTCAAATTAGAATGCGAGATGAAATCGCTATCGGATTGGGAAAGAGATTAGAGTTAGATTTATATCTACACACAGTATACGATGGTCCTAAAGGATTTCAAGAATTTGATTGGAGGGGATTTAGTTGGGAAGTAAGATATGCACTCGCCGATTGGGGTCAAATCTGGGGAAACCCAACATTATATTTTGAACATAAACTAAAAAATGGTAAACAAGGAATTGAACCAAAGCTTCTATTAGGTGATCGGATCGGAGCCAGTAATTATATTTGGGGTTTGAATTTGATTTATGAAGCAAATATCGCAGACACAAAAGAAGAACAAGAAAGAGAATACGCTGCTACACTCAGCTTAGGTAAAGTATTCAATGATGATTTGACTATCGGTTTGAGCACAATGTACCGATACAATGATTTTGATGGAACATCTGAAGAACTTTATGTTGGGCCAAATTTTCAATATAGGTTTAATAATAAAGCACATATTAGTGTTGAGTACATGCCTAAAGTTTCTGACGTTGGATATTCTAGTAGAAGCTACATTATCTTCGCTTGGAGATTCTGATATTTTATAAATATAGAAAAAAAGAGGTAATCTTCAATGGCATTTATATCAGATGTTACAGCGCTATCTGGAACAACACCCAGCGTATCTTTTACTGGGAGTGATGTGTACACTGTTACACTCAGCGGTAATACAACATTCACCTTTAGTTCTCCGCCACCATCAGGGCAAGCGGCAAACGTAACAGTAATAGTACAGCAAGCCGCAGCCGCCAACTTTTCGGTAACATGGCCAGGCACTGTAAAATGGCATTCTGGAGTAAGTCATAGCATGTCAGGAAGTTTTTCGTCGATTGATATTGTATCGTTTACCACCACTGATGGTGGCGCTACTTACTATGGTTTTGTTTCTGGTGTGGGGATGAGCTAATGCCAATACCTGCTAGATCAGCTTCAATCTCTGAAAGAGAGGTCGGACCATATGCAATGAATTTTGTTTCTCCACACAATATGGGGACTACTACTATGGCTGACCCCGGTGATTCAACTTTACCTTGGAATACTGGGGGATTATATTTTCCTAACACTGATGGGTATAGAGACTGGTCAATTTTTAACGAGTCTTTAGGTAGGCGGTGGGAATTTACTCTTGTCGCACTTGGTGGAGGACTGATAGAGTTTCGTGGCTATCAACTTACATATGCCGACACACTGAATTGGAGCACTACTGGGGCGACTATGGACGTCCATAATAGACTATTGGCATCTTCTGCACAAACTGATAGAGTGTCGTCAACGAGCGGAAAAATGGGTGATGGGGAATACTCCGGCGGAGCGTTTTGGAGCAGCAACGGGCTCATACTACACATAGCAGAATGGGGATACGTGTGGGATTATGGAAATGAGGTAATAGTTTACAGGTTTGATTGTTCAACACCATATGATATAAGCACAAGTTCATACAAGGATCAAATTTTCTTTTGTCAACATGCTTTCGGTGGGGTGTATAGTGAGTACAATGCAATTCATTTAATTAGAATGTCTTCTACAGGTGATAAACTTTTTATTGCAATAAAAGGTACGTTAGCAGAGATTCCTCTTCCTGTTGCAAATGATATCCTATCTATTCCTCGCACCTCAAGAAAACTTCCTCCACTAACAACATGGTCACACCCAGGACAGGGTAATGCTACTAATTATACATTGAATAATAATCATACAGGTTATTATTGGTGGTGGAATAGTACAGGAACAAAATTTTCCATAAAGGATGGGTATGAAACTAGTGCAACGACAAACACATGGGATGATTCGGCGCAATATTGGAATTATACACTTAGCACTCCGTTTGATTTGTCTACGGCAAGCCTATCTAGCGGACCTTTTAATACGAATCATACATCTTCCGGTAGCGCATATCCATTTCTTGCGTCTATGGATCTTTGGTTCTCTGATGACGGGTTAAGATCTGTTAGTTGGTGGCCCGACTCCTCAGAATTTTATCATTTTAGCTATTCTACTCCGTATGATTTGTCTACCGCCACTCAATTAGCGGCAATTAGCAGTACCGGAGCTACTCATATGTGGATGGATCATGGCGCTGGGACGGTACCTGGTGCTGGCACCTTTACTGGAACTATTCCTGCTTTTGGTTTTAAACCTGGTGATTTAACTAATGCAGGGGGAGCTGGTCACCAATATGGATTGCAATTCACTAACGGGGTACTATCGGGAGTTACTCTTGCGTATAGCCCTCAATTATCTTTAAGTCGAGCATTTGCCGGAACTTGGCCAACAAATGCAAATAAATGGGTTGGAGATCGATGGCCTAATTATGCGCAAGGAAATATAATAAGTGATACTAATGGCGGAGATCATTCTCCGTTTTTTGATAGAACAGGAACAAAAATTTATATACTAAATTATTATTGTTCTGGAATGAGAGTACTTACATGCACAACTCCGTGGGATATTACGACTATCAATCCCGCACTAACAACGACAGTCGAAGACCTGGTTGGACTTGCGGCCGGTACAGCATATGCTAGTTATGATTGGGGAGTATACATACAAATGCGACCTGATGGTATGGCTATTGATAGAAATGATGAGTTAATTTGGAATATTACCAATACTTTTACTTCTCAAAATGTAGGTAGACAGGATATTGGTGTATTTAGAATGACATCATGCCCAATGTCCACGTATAATGACATAACAACAGTTTATTGGTGTTCTGCTAATAACAGCAAAACGGCGCAGTGGTATCAAGATGCGTATTGGCCCAATTGTGGAATATCAGATGACGGCACTCAATTTGCAGGTAGCCAATTTTCTTGGGCTGTAGGTTCTTGGGGCATGGACACCCATGGCGATGGGCACCCATGGGTGGTAGGTTATATGACAACTCCTTGGGACGTAACAACTTTAACATCAAATGGTGATGATGGATACGAACATTATGATAGCCCCCTTGACATTACTTCAGCGAGAAGGTATAATACGAAGTTTTCTTTTGGCGAAGGTAGCGCAGGTCTTGTAATCACGAGTAATTTTATCTTAAATGATAACAGGTCGTCGGTTTTGAGTAAACCGAATATTAGAACAGGTGGCGGTGGAAGAAAAAGTGATTATTTCGGTCCGATAAAATTTATCAATAATTCAAGTAACGTGATCAACATTCACGAAGAGTTACTAAGTGCAAACTTAGATTCCGTCTGGCCCTTGAACTCCACGATGTGGGATCCTTTTGGCGGATCCAATGATTATCCGACACCTAATATATTATCAATAAATAGTAACGGAACATCTATAAAATTAGATATAAAAGGCATTACTGTAGGGTTAACTCTCTCGGAGCCAGAAAATTTTAATTCCGCTACAATTACCGCAACCACTGGCATACCTCGTGGAACCAACTCAACAGGTACTATTGGCAACATTAGTTGGGCTGATAATGGGAATAAAGCATATGCATATGTGGGAGGCTATGCAGTGCAGTGGAATTGTGCTACTCCGTATGATATAACAACGGGGACTGTAGTTTATGAGTATGATATGAAAGATATGACATATGGAACTATTTCTTACTATACTTCTCTATATATGCGGGCAGATGGAACTAAATTATATATGGCGACGACCAATCTGAATCATCAGGCAGATAGTCTATATCTTCCATACATATCTGCGACCGACACTAATTACAATGGTGTTACCTGTTTTACTGAATATGACCTCTCGGTTGCTGGAGATTTAAGTACATGTTCTGCATTTGCTCATGGTACTGGAATAGGAACTTCAATCGGAACAAGAAGTTGGAATTCCACAGCAGGGTTTTTAGGGACATACTCAAACCCACTTTATGGAACTTACTCCGCTTTATCCTTCTCGGCCGATGGAACCTATATGTTTAGACTTGGGCCAAATGCATTTGCGAGGTGGTTTCTATCGACACCTTGGGATGTTACTACGGCGGGATCTTTCTCTTCGTCCTCTAACGGCTACAACAATTGTACTAACTTTCACTGGAAACCGGATGGTACTAAACTTTGGGTCGTCGATAGGGCAGCTTCTCAATTGAAAGAGTACATTCCGACCGTAGCTTGGTCGCCTGCTATAAATTGGGGATCTCCTAGCGTATCTATAGCGATTCCAGGTTCCGCTTCAGCTATATCTGCAGGAATGAATGTAGGAGCGGTTGCATGGGCTCATAATGGAGAGTTATTATATGTTCCAGTATACAATCCAGCCATATTGAATTGGGAAATATATGGATATGTTCCGCTTGGCGGCGCCTGGACTATAAACAATTTGAGTCAAGCCGGCAAATCTACTTCACCAGTTCCTAGTTATAATACTAATGGGCCCGCAAACAATGATGCCGTGCTTGAGCCGATTTATGGTAATGCAACACAAGATACGACCAAGTTTGTAGGTCATAGATATTCGGGAGATCATGTTGAGCTAATAGCATTTTCGTTTATCAACACAAACGCATATCCTAGTACTACCGTGGCAAGGCTTGCCAATGTATGGTGGGCGCATGCAGATTGGAGCATTCCATTTCAGGATTGGGACGCTAAAGGAGATATTAGTGCTAGAACACAACCTATAACTTACGATGCATCACAATATGATTCTAACTCATATGCTTTTCCAAGAAGAAACTCTGGCCTCGCAGTTGAAACTTTTGTAAGTTATACTTCAACACTTAATCGGTTTCAAATAGCATATCAAAATAGCGGAGTTTATTTTTTTGGTAAAAATGGTGCGGCTGATGGGAATCCTTTCTATGTCACTTACAGGGCACATCCATATGGTGTCACACAAAACACCTTTAGATCGACGGGGCAGATGATCGGGTATTTCTTTAGAGAATATCACGCTGGCCAGCCAAGCCCCGGAGCAAAATATAGTAACCATTTAGAAGCTACAAATTTTAATGCTGGGCGCCCAACGTTACCTATATGTGAGATTCCCTATATTACATCAAACACTAGGGGTCCTAGTTTTTTTCAAGATGGCACCAAGACATATGATGTATTCGGGAGTGGTAGTATAGATTGGGCTTCTCTAGGTTTGACCGTAAATGATTGGAAAGGGGTGACTCAATTAAATGGCGGTAGCGGAGCAAGTATTGTTATCCGAAGTGATGTGCCGACCATACCCCGATTTGACCCCAAAAATGAGGCACAATTTGATATTAAAAGATATCCCTGCCATACTTTACGTGATGCAGAATCCGGAAATCACCATTACTGGACCGAGGAAGCGCAAGTTACCTGGATATCTAAAAACAAATGTTTTTCCGCATGGAAGTCGCCCGGATATGGTATATTAGCTGGAATATTTACAACTGGAGATAGATGATGGCAATAGATATTAGAAAAGATGGAATGATAATTATGAAACACCGAATAGACTTGGCTTCGGTTCGTGAAGAGGTTAGAAGATTAAAAGAAGAGTTACCTTCGGAACAAGATTCTGCAGCTTACGATGAATATATTTCAGAATTGACTTTATATATTGATGCTGAATTTGGATCCGACTATTGGAAAAGAATGTCCAAGCAACCAATGGATGGGAGGGTAACTCAAAGAGAACCTATCCACGTTAGACTTATAGGTCCAATACCAGAATTATAAATAGAGTATAAACACTCAAAACTGGAAAGCAAATGAGCATCAACAAACCCGCAAACCGAGAAGAGTTCAAGGAATTTTGCTTGAGACGCTTAGGTGCGCCTCTGTTAGAAATTAATGTTGCTGATGATCAAGTCGAAGATTGTGTTGAAATTTCTTTAGAGTACTACCATGATTATCACTTTGATGGATCAAGAAAACTTTATCTGTCTCACGAAGTTACTCAAGACGATATCGACAACAAGTATCTAACAGTGCCCGATTCTATAATCGGAATCACTAATGTTCTTGCGATTGGTGGATCTTTTTCTTCTAATAATATGTTCAACATTCGCTATCAGATGTCACTCAACGATGCGTTTGCGTTCAACTATGGACCTGCTGCGCCATACTTTATGGCGATGCAAAACATTGCTTTGATGGAAGATATCTTTGTGGGTCAGCAAGGTTTGCGATTCAATCGCCATACAGACAAACTATACATCGATATGGATTGGGGTGCTAGATTAGCGGTCGGTGAATTTATTATTGTCGAATGCTACGAAAGAATGGATCCCGACACGTATAGTGATGTGTGGAATGATCGTTGGTTGAAGAGATACGCAACAGCACAAATCAAAAAACAGTGGGGTGAGAACCTCAAGAAGTTCGAAGGAATACAAATGCCTGGAGGGGTAGTATTCAACGGTCAGAAAATTTGGGATGAAGCATCAGAAGAACTCGCTCGATTAGAAGATGAGATGACGCAATCATATTCTCTGCCCGTAAACGACATGGTAGGATAAAATGGCTCGTAACGCATTCTACAATCAGTACGAACAGGCCTACTCTGAACAGTCTCTTGTCGAAGATCTAATCATAGAAGCAATTCGCATCTATGGTATCAATACGTATTATCTACCCAGAACACACGTTAATCTTGATTATCTTTATACAGAAGATACTCTGACGAAATTTGACGATGCACTTGAAATGGAAATGTATGTAAAGACATACGATGGATTTGTAGGTCAGCAAGAGTTTCTATCTAAGTTTGGATTACAAACTGACGAGTCAATTACGTTTACGATTTCTCAAAAAAGATTTACCCAATCGTTAACAGAATCTTTATTGACAGAATACAATCATAACATTATCACAGAAGATGGTGATACATTGACTGCTGAGCAAGCTTATGATTATTCTGATATTATCAGGCCTAGAGAGGGGGATTTAATTTATCTTCCACTAGCAGGATTCATCTATGAGATCAAGTTTGTAGAGCATGTTGAAACATTCTTTCAACTTGGCAAACTATACACCTACGAAATCAAAGCGGATAGATACGAATACTCTAGTGAAATTATTGATACCGATATTGCTGAGTTGGATGCTATTGAAGATGAATATAGTGCGGATACATCAATCAATGCTGCGGTAGAAGATGCAGATGACACCGCAGATAATGCATTTATTGAGACTAGAATTAACGATGATGACATATTAGATTTGTCGGAAACAAATCCTTTTGGTACTTAGTATGAGGCTACACAGTAATACTAACACAATGTCAAGGGTTTGTCAAGAGAAATAGGAAAAAAATATGATATTTGGCCACGATTTTTACCACAGTACGATCAGAAGATATGTCATTATGTTTGGCAACATCTTCAACGATATGCAAGTCAAGAGATTTGACTCGCTAGGCGCTGTGGTGCAAACTCTAAATGTCCCTATATCATATGGACCAAAACAAAAACAAATCGAACGAGTGTTAGCGGATCCAGACTTTGGTCGTGCAGTATCAACAATTCTTCCTCGTATTGGATTTTCTATGACCAGCATGGGTTACAGTCCGGCTCGAAAGCTGAATACATTTTCTAAGTTTACTGGAACTAAGGACACTAACTCTTTACACACACCAACGTCGTATGCTCCTGTTCCCTATGATTTCAATTTTCAATTGAGCATATTGGCAAAGAACGCTGAAGATGGTACTCAAATGATCGAACAGATTTTACCATTCTTTACACCTGACTTTACAGTGACGATGAAAGTGCTATCTGATGTAAATGCGACAATGGATATTCCGATTGAACTGGGGAACGTTACTTCAGACGATAGCTATGAGGGTGATTACGGAACAAACCGAATTCTTAGTTGGGATTTAGATTTCACAGTGAAAGGTTATTTGTTTGGACCTGTAACTAACAATAAATATATCACACAAGCGGAAGTTGCGTACTTCCAGTGGGATGCTACTGAGGCTGATACTACAATAACGTTCACTGGAGACACTAATTTTGATATTACGGAGACTACATCGTGAAGAAAACTATGGACGAAAAACTCAGTGATATTTTCAATATTGAGCCAACAATTATTGAAGGTGATGTGGTTGAAATCGGAGAAGAATCTTTACCTGTTTCTCAAAGAGAATCTTTACCTGTTAGCAAGGAAGTTCTCAACATTGACGATGATTACGAATATGCAAGGAACAATCTGAAAGGGTTGATTGAAAATGGTAAGAATGTTATAGAAAATATTATGTACCTAGCAAAAGAAGGAGAGTCTCCTCGTGCGTATGAAGTTGCAGGTCAGTTGATTAAAACGATTGCAGATACTAACAAAGACTTATTAGATTTATCTAAAAAAGTCAAAGATGTCAAGAAAGACGAAGAAAAAGCAAAAGAACAAGGCGTAACTAACGTAAACAATACATTATTTGTTGGAAGCACTGCAGAACTACAAAAACTTATCGGAAAATAATATAATATGGCGACAACTCAATACCTTGGCAATCAAAATCTAAAGGCTGCCGGTGTTGCGATTGATTTTACAAAAGAGCAGATTGAAGAGTATGTCAAGTGCTCTAAAGATCCAGTTTATTTTATCATCAATTACTGTAAAATCGTAACGCTAGATCACGGGCTTCAACCATTCAATCTTTATGATTGTCAGATCAATAAGATAAATGTTATTCACGATAATCGCCGTATAATCTTAATGGAAGGTCGCCAGCAAGGTAAGACAACTACTTCCGCTGCATATATTCTTTGGACGACATTATTCTCTCCAAATAAAACTGTTGCGATACTTGCTAACAAAGCCGCTGCTGCAAGAGAAGTGTTGTCTCGTTATCAATTAATGTATGAACACCTACCTGTTTGGCTACAACAAGGCGTCACCACTTGGAACAAAGGTGATATCGAATTAGAAAACGGCTCTAAAGTATTTACTGCAGCAACATCATCTAGTGCGATTCGTGGACGTTCTGTTAATATGTTGTATGTAGATGAAGCGGCAATCATTCCTAATACTGTCGCAGAAGAGTTCTTTACTTCTGTATATCCTACGATTTCTGCTGGGGAAACAACAAAGATTCTGTTGTCATCTACACCCCTTGGATATAATCACTTCTGGAAATTTTGGAATGATGCGGAAGAAGATAGAAACGGATTTGTAAATCTTTTTATACCATATTGGGAAATACCTGGTAGGGATGAAAAATGGGCTGAAGAACAGCGCAGACTTCTAGGTGATCTAAAGTACAATCAGGAAGTTCTGTGTAAGTTTCTTGGATCCAGTTTGACTTTAATTAACGCCGATACGATATCGCAAATGTCTGCTATTCCACCTTCAATGCAAAAAGACGGACTAGATGTGTTCAGTCTGCCTGAAGAAAAACACACATATATTATGGTCGCAGATACAGCAAAAGGAGTTGGTGGGGATTTTTCTGCATTTACTGTTATTGATATTACAGAATCTCCTTTTAGAATTGTAGCAAAGTATCGCAATAACAGAATTAGCCCTATGCTTTATCCTTCTGTTATATACGAAGTCGCAAAAAAATATAATGAAAGTTTTGTGCTGATCGAAATTAACTCATCGGAGCAAGTTGCGCAAATCCTATATAACGAATATGAGTACGAAAACATTTTATTTGTTAGTAAGACATCCAAAGGGCAAAGAATTTCTAGTGGATTCGGTAGTTCAGGTAAAGCGGAATTTGGTGTCACAACAGATAAAAAGGTCAAAAGAATTGGTTGTACAACACTAAAGTCTTTGGTTGAAGAAAAGAAACTTTTAATTACGGATGCGGATATTATCTCAGAAATTTCTACGTTCATCGAACGCAAAGGAAGCTATTCTGCAGATGAAGGATACCATGATGATTTAGTGATGACGCTTGTTTTATTCTCTTGGTTATTTACCGACCCGTATTTTAAAGATCTTACCGACATCAACATTAGACAAGATATGTACAAATCTCAGATTGAAATGATTGAGAATAGTATTGCACCCTTTGGTTTTATAAATAATGGATTGGATAATGAAAGTTATGTTGATGAATCTGGTCAAACTTGGAATGTAGTAGGATTCGACGACTACCATTGAAAAATACGTTTTTTATAAATAATCTACGTATGGAAAAACAACTTTTGAGTAATTCCTATTACAAATCTTAACGAAGGAGAAAAATAATGGCAATTAGCTTACAATCACCCGGTATTAAAATTACCGAAGTCGATCAGATTACCAGTGTTGGTTCTGTCGGCACAACTACGGGTGCTTCAGTAGGAGAGTTTTCATGGGGACCTATCGATTACCCAACGTTAGTAACGGGTGAGCAGGATCTTGTGTCTAAATTCGGCGCTCCAAGTACTAGCAACAACGTAGACTTTCTATGCGCATCAAGTTATCTTGCGTATTCAGCATCTCAGTATATTGTACGTGTCGCCAATGGTGCATTGAATGCAGTGTCTGGTGCTACCGCCGCTGGTATTCTTGTAGCGAATGATGACGCCTATGATGGCACAACATTCGTCATTGGAACTCATGGAGAATTTATTGCACGTCATGCGGGCGCATTGGGTAACGCAATTAAAGTTGTTGTTGCTGCTAATGCCACCGCACACGGCCACACTTCATTTGATGATTATAGAGGTTTCTTTGATGT